CGTTTCCGTCAGTCGGTGCGATCGGTGCGATATAGCCGCTACCCATATATGCGGCGACGTCGCGCTTGAAATCGCTCCAAGTCTTGCCGTATTTACGGAAATAACCGATCGGGTCTGTGTGATCAGACCCACCCCAGATACGTGCGGCCTCGTAATGGCTGAGTAGGCGACTGGTATCCCAACCATGAGCGCGGAGCGTATCGCCTGCCCACTTCACAGCCTCGGTCCATTGCTTGGCGAAGTCTGTGGCATTCGTGGCGTGTGCGAGCTCGATGCCGATTGTGCACCAATTGCCATTGCCGACATGCCAGCACAGGCGGTTCTGCGGTACCGTGTCGTACACTTTAGAACCGTCTAGCTCCATGACATCATGCACAGCGTAAGTATCGTCACGTGACCACAATAGCACGTGGTTCCATGCGCTCGCGCCTGGGTTAGCCGTCTCGTGGATCACGAGGTATTGCGGTGACAACGGCCCATGCCCGTTGCTGACATAATTGGTGACGCGTTCGTAGGCATAACCTGTCGTTGGTACTGTGAGTACCTGTGCGATGGTGATAGCGCTGGCGACGAGCGCCAATCGTCGAACAATAGGCACTCGCTGAGTAGGGTGAGGCTTAGGCAGACATCCAGCCACATCGGCATTTGCTTTGATACCCAAATCACTCACCCTTTCCAATAACTTTGTCCATCATTACTCACTCGTCGGTTTCGCTGTCGCGGTCGTCACACCGAGGAGTGCACCGACGAACGTACCGGTGGCAGTGATCACCGTCACTGCGATAGCAGTCGGCTCCCAATTGACGGCGGTACCGACGGTACCGACAAAAGTACCTACTGCGGGGAGGGCAACGAGGCCGACCCACTTAAGGATGGTATATGCCTTGTCAGGCAGAAGGTATTGCATAATTACTCCTTATTCTTGATGTGCTTCCATGATTTCATTATACATATGTGTACCGGGTCCGTTGAGCCCCAATTCATCGTGATAGTGGTGGTAGACATCATCCACTTGCTGTTTATCGGCAGCCGAGCATGGATGGCCTTCGATGACAAAACGCCGGTGTAGATCTTCAAGCCGGTAAAACAGTAACTCACCGAGCATGGCACGATTTTGTACGCGTTCTTCGTGTTCACGACGCGATATGTTACATAATTGTGCCGTGTTGGTTTTGATTGCGTTCAGCAGCCATCCAATTATCGTACCCATAATCGTTGTTACGACAGTCGTCATAATATATTTAAACATTGAATTAATACCTCTTAAACGACAAACATTCTCAGTGCTGCTAATAACGTCAATGACGTCTGGACAACGACGGCGTCATGCGCATCATTGGAAACGGCTATAGGGCGGTGACTACTGATTTATACGGTCTGATCTCCTCGCCTATGCCCCCAATGTGATGATGTAATTCAATCTTATGGCGCCGGTTGCACCGCTCAAGTGGGCGTCCAAATGCTTAGTTCTCGGGTCGTAGATGATGCCCAAGACAACGACGCCGCTCGCATTGCCGTCCGCGTTTATGGCCAAAATGCAGTCTTTAGAGTTGTTGAACGCCCTCCCCGCGATTTGTTTGAACTGCTCATCGCTGAACAGCATCACAGCGTTGAAGTTCTTCGCGTCGCGCACCACGGAGCCGCATATGACTTTTGGATACTCAAGTTTTGATACAGACTCTTCGAGGCTCGCGAGCGAGGGTACGGTGTCAAAAAGTTTGACAGGTGTGCCGACGCTGATACCGTTCAACGGGATGCGCCAGAGCTTCAAGTCGTTCGAGGTCGTCGCGGGGTCCGCCGCCGTGCCCGTGCTTGGCGTGCCCTTGATGACGACGGGTGTGATACTCTCGATGCCCGCGCTAGTCTTCGCGTAGCGGGCCACGACGAGGTCATTGCGCTTCTGCCCCTGCGTACCGGACTGGACCGTCAACGAGGTTGCCGCCTGATTCCAAAATCTTTTGCCGCCGACCATACCGACACCTCTGCCGAGTGTCGCGCTGTTCGCGCTCGCCATCGTGAGCTTAAAATCGTCACCGTACTTCAGCACGCAGTTTGCTTTGCCGATGGTCGCGACGTTGAGTGCTGACAGGTCGTCCGAGCTGATGTGCTTGGTCCCCGTCATGCCGTCCACGATTTCAAATGCCATGTTACTACTCCTTCGTGTTGCTCATGAACTGCTGAAACTCGCTGTCGTGCTTGGCTGCGAGCTTCTTGTACTCGTCCGTGCACCCCTTGCACAGCAGGCGCGTAGCCCTGCTGCCGTACTGGTCGAAGCGCTCGACCTCGCGCCAGTCACCAGCCGCCGCAGCACCTTGCTGGAGGTACGCGTCCGCGCCACATCGATCGCAGGTGTAGTGGGTGAAATTCTCTGTCTTTGCCATGTTCTCTCCTTTACTTAGTCCTGAGCCACGTGTGCGGCCCGATACTCGGTACCCGTACCCATGTGCCGCCGATGTTGTTCGGGTCAAACGAGCCGTCCGTCTCCAAGTACTCGCCGACACGATGGGCCATGGTCCACGTCGTATTCTGGTCGAGGGTATCGAGGATGTGCTGCCACGCCGTCCACGAAGAGTCCGACCCGCCGCGCCGCCACCACATGTCTGCGCTGCTCATGGCGACCTGCTTCGGGTACCCGCCGGTACTGTCGCGCCATTGCACGAAGGTGACGAGGGTCGCGAAGGTTTCGCTGCTCGAAAGCCCGATAGCTGTCGCCGCCTTGAACTCGACCACGGTCTCGTATGGATGGTTCTTCATATACCAGCTCGGTGGCTGGTTGTCGTTCCTCGTGTCATTGATTTTACCGCCACTCGGCCCCTGCGGGCCCATCGGCCCTTGCGGGCCTGTCGGGCCTTTAGGCCCCTGTATACCCTGCGGTCCTTGCGAGCCCGCTGGGCCAGTGGGGCCTGTCGGCCCCTGCTTTCCCGTCGGTCCTTGCGGGCCGGTGGCGCCGGTCTCGCCTTTCGGCCCTTGCGGCCCTGTCGCGCCGGTAGCCCCGCGCGCTCCAGTTGCGCCTTGCGGGCCGGTCGCGCCGGTCTCGCCTTTCGGGCCCTTGATGTTGCCTATAAGGTATCTTGTCATGATCACTCACCAATCTCGTAGTAGAGCTCGCCCGTGGTCTGATTATACGATAGTGGCGGTGCTGCACCGTCCGCCACGTGCGACCAGAGGTTACCATCGGAATCGACTGTCAACGAGAAGAACCCCGACAGCGGGGTCGTGATGCCGGAATCACCGCGATCACCCTTCTCACCCTTCGGCCCCTGGATGCCCTGAGGCCCTCGTTCGCCTTGCTCGCCCTTGACACCCTGCTGGCCTGTCGCACCCGTTGCGCCCTTCGCGCCGGTAGCGCCGGTCGCCCCTGTCTCGCCTTTCGGTCCCTGCGGGCCGGTCGCGCCGGTTGCTCCCTTTGGACCCTGTGGTCCAGTTGAACCCGCCGCTCCGGTCGCGCCGACCGGACCCTGCGGACCCATCGGGCCCTGCTCGCCTTTGATGCCGGTCGCGCCACTCATATCAGCGATGAGCGAATAGCCGTTGGACGTCTTCACGTACAGCTCAGCATTGTGCGGGTCCTCGACGTTCGAACTGATTACAACGAAACCGCCGACCTTCACACCGTCGACCTTCCATCCCGCCTGCATTGCGCCGTAGCCGGTGTATACCTTCGAGATGGAAAAACCCTCGCCTGTGTCGCCCTTAGGGCCTTGGACACCTTGGACACCTTGCAGACCACGCGGGCCGGTCTCGCCTTGGATACCCTGTGGGCCTTGCTTTCCCTGTATGCCCTGCGGGCCTTGCTCACCGGTTTCGCCCTTAGGGCCTTGCGGGCCTGTGGCTCCCTTGGGGCCTTGCGGGCCAGTCGGCCCTTGTGGCCCGGTCTCGCCTTTTGTACCCTGTTGGCCTTGGGGACCGCGCTCACCGGTCGCACCTGTCTCGCCCTTAGGGCCTTGGATACCAGTGGCGCCGCGTGGGATACCGAGCGAGAGTGTCTTGACGAGCCCCTCGCCGGATAGCGACGCGGTGGCGTCCGCACCCTCTGCGAGCGTAGACACCTTACCAATGGCGATATCAGCCTGCGCCCACGTCTGGAGCGAGTTCGAGGCGTCCGTTACGGCCTTATCGGCCTTGGCCTCAACGGCCTTGAGCGATTCCGCGTCGACCTCCGCACTAAACGTGTAGTTCTCGAGCTTCAGGCCCTTTCCAGCCAGATACGTGTGCCCGCCACCTCCATCGGCGACCGCGCTGGACGAGTTCTTCGTCGTGGTCTCACTGCCGACCTCGTACTTGTATGTTGCCACGCCATGTGAGACCTGCACGATCTTCTTCACCACGGTCGCGCTAACGGTCTTACCATGCGCGTTATCGCGCGCCGAGATAATGTCGCCGACGTCGACGTCGATATCGTCGTGCGCGTCGACCTCGACGCTGCCTCGGGTCTGGTACTCCCTGAGCTTCTTGCCGCCCTCTTCCTCGAGCTTCGCCTCGTCGGCGTTGCTGTAGTCGTAGAGCGCACATATCTCGTCGACTCCAAAGAGGCTCTGGGTGTGGCTGACGTTACCGGCCGTGTCCGCATAGAAATGGACTACGGCGCGGTTCTCGAGCTCGCCGGTACCTGCACAGACCAGGTGATTGATACAGCGGTGAACCGAGGTCAGTGTGAAGTCCAAAAGGTCGGAATCGACCTTGTTCGCATAGTCTACAACAGGCAGCAGAGAGATTTCCACCTTACCGCCCTTGCGGCGCATGACGACCTTGCGGCCATTGGCCTTCGCCATGGCTTTCAGGCCGCTGTAGCCGTCCACAAATCGATCGAAGGTGTAACTCACCGATGTATCGTCGGAAGCGGCGGAGAACAGCCCAGAAAGCCCCATGCGCTCGATGAGCGACGCGAGCACATCGCTCGCCTTGCCGCTGATGGAGAGGTATCCGCTTCCCGAATCGGGGAGCAGGCGCTTGCCTGCCAAAATACCGTGCCAAGTGCGGCCACTGCATAGAATTGAGCCGGATGCCTCCCTGCCGGCCTCATAGCTCGCCTGGTCGACGACACCGCCATACTCGGTACCGTCGATGAACACGATTTGCCCCTCTTCGGGGGCCTCGCCCGCGCGGGCCTCCAATTTCAGTGCGTTCTCGTCGCTGCCGAAAGCTATGTCAAGCTCGAATTCCTCGATTTCGCGGATATCGCCAACAGTTGGATCATTCACCACTAAAACCATGCGGGCTCGCCCTCTTCCTCGTACAGAGTCAAGTCGAAGCCGAAGCTGTTGTCCCACGAGATTTCGGACGTGCCGACTGGCACGTGCTCGAAGATGTACTCGCCGGAACCCACGCCACTGCCTCGGTGCGCCTTGCTGAATGCGTCCATCGTGGTGCCGTCTGCGGCGACCACGGTGACGGTGCGCTGCAACGGGTCGATATCCATGTAACCGCCCTCGGGGACGGTCACGTCCACCTGGTACAGGTTGCCGGCCAGGCGCACAGAAGGGTTGACCGCGGGCCCGTACACGACAAACTTCGCGGGACTGCCGGAGTAGCCTGGGTTGATGGCGTATTGCAGCGGTGGGGTCACGCCTAGGTCGTACGGCAAATCATGCGGCAAGTCAAGAAACTCATAGTCCGCAGAACCCTGCACGGACACGAACGCCGTCGTAGTCCCCCTGCGCCATACGCCGTCGAGCAAAACCAAAGTGAGCTTGGTCGCGAAGAAATCGTCACCGATGCCGTCCACCTCGGAAGCCACGACGAAACAACGCTGGAACCAGTCATTGACATAGATAGTGCCGGGCGTGCCCTTCTGCATGTCCGTGTCGGCACATCGGCGGAAAGCGTCGGCCTGTGTCATGTTTGCGAAAAACGCCTTGAATGAGACCTTGCGGGCACCGCGCGAGGCCGTGGCCAGTGCACGATACCCGATTTTGTAGTCCCATTCGCGGCTAAAGAGGTCGTTCGGCTTGCCGACATATACACCGGAATTGAGCGGGATGACAGTCCCCCCATTTGACTTGTATTTGATATCAAGCATACGCGACCGCCTTTCTCGCCTTGCGCCCGAACTCCGATTCACCCATAACGGGCGTAAACTCAGCGATGATGGATGGCAGGTTCTCGGCCAACCAACTGATAACGGCCGATTCGCCACCGGCCGTGCTGCTGACACCGGGTATGGCGATATCTTGTGCCGTTGAAACCATACCGCGCATCGCATTATCTGTAGACCTCAACAACACGTCAGCATCATCGTCGACACCGAGTGCCGCACCTTGCATCGAGTATTGGCCGATTTTACGGAACACACGTGACGGGGAGTGGATGCCAAGCAGGTTTTTTGCGGCATCGATGGCGTCGTCGACCGCACCTTTGACACTATCGATCAAACTGCCTGCGGCACTTGTGACGCCATTCACCATACCTTCAATAATATTAGAACCGATTGATGTCACCTGGCCGGGTATAGACGCGAGGCCGTCGATGAGGTTGCTCGCGAACTGCGACGCCGCACTCACGGCGTTACTTGCGAACTGCGACACCCAACCGACGACATTCGAAATGACGCCTGAGAGCCATGACGCTATATTGCCGGGCAGCGCAGACAGAAAACCCGCGATACTGGAGACGAACCGCGAGCCGGCGTTTACGGCATTCGACGCCATGTTGGCGACCCACGCGACGACATTCGTGATGACCATCGACAGGAACGCCGCGATGTTGCCTGGCAACTGTGTGAACCATTGCACCAACATGTTGATCGCGTTCGGTAGATCGACAGTGAAGAATTGTACGACACCCGTTACGAACCCCGAGATGTCTGCATACAGCTGCGTGAAACCGGTGATCACAAACGCGACGACTTCTGTAATGGCCGCAAACAGATTGATGGCCGTGCTGATCGCAGCTGCTAGCACGACGCCGATGACGTTCGCGATGAATTCAAGCAGGGGTTGCGCTGTTTGGATCGCCCCAAAGAAATCATTGAAAGCAGGCGACAGTTGGTCGATTGCGGGGAGCACTAAGTCGTTGACAGCATCGCCGAAAGTCTTTACACCGGAGCCGATCGCGCTGAACACGCTGTCGGCGGCGTCTGCCGCCGGCTTCAAATTATCATCGAATACGCCTGTGAGCTTGCCAACAACTTCGTCGACGCCGGCAAACGCATCGCGCATCGGACCTTGCACGGCTTCAGGCAGGACATTGATGAGTGCATTGCTGAGATAGAGGCCGACACCCGGTGCGTACTCTGCGACCGTCTGACCGAGGGTCACCATGATCTGGCCGACCCTCGGGATGATGTTCTCGCCCGCAGTAGCGACAGAACTGACGAGTTGATCCGTCAGGCCTCCCATATCAGCGTCTTCATTGCCGAGGCCTGCGAGCCAGTTGTCCCATGCGGCCTTCGCCGTATTGACGGAGCCTTCAATGGTAGTCGCTGCCTCTTCTGCCGTCGTGCCGGTGATGCCCATCTCGTCTTGCACGATGTGGATTGCCTCGACGATGTCGGAATATGAGTCGACCGAGAAATCGCGCACTTTGCCCTGCGCTGCCGAGAACGTCTCAGCATCTGAGAGCAGGCGCTCCAATTCTGATTTAGTGCCACCGTAACCGAGTTTCAGGCTGTCGAGCATCTCGTAGTTGCCACGCGACAGCGACATATACGCTTCCTGAACGGTCTCAAGCGACGTGCCCATCTTGTTGGCATTGTCGCTCATGTCCGTGATGGCGGTGTTGGCCATATCGGCTGCGGCCTCGGTGTCGCCACCGAGTGAGCTGATCAACGCTGCGGCGAAGCTCGTCGAGATCTCCATATAGCGGTTGGCTGAGACACCGGCCGTCTGGTATGCATTAGCGGCATATTGCTGCATCTTGGCCGACGATGACTTAAACAGGGTATCGATACCGCCGACTAACTGCTCGTAATTCGAATATGCGTCGAGTGCAGTCTTACCGATAGCGATTGTAGCGGTACCGACTGCCGCCGCAGCTGCAACGCCGGCTTTAGCGGCGGCACCCAGTTTGTTCTTAATGCCGTCGCTGATCTTGTCGACCTCGCCGGATGCCTGGTCGTCGCATGTGATCTTGACGGCGAGGTCGAGCAGATTCATACGACCACCAATCCCGCCCTTTTCGTGACGTCCGCCACGACTGCAGCGGCGTCGATGTCTTCATATACCTTGGGCCGAATTTGGTCGTACCAGCGGCGACCGATAAACTTCTGCTGGCCCATAAGGTATAGGGAGTCGGTGACGTATACCTTGAACGCCATCTCATCCCGTTCTTTCCTATAGCGGGCCAGCGTGAATTTGACGAATACGTCGGCCCTTAGAGGACCTCGAAACTCCCCGAGGCAGAGCCAGGCGCATCTGCGTCCTTCTTTGTCTCCCGCGATGATAAAAAATCGAGGAACGCATTGTCGGTAACGAGCTCCATGGTATCAGTGAACAGTTTCGGGAAATCGAGCGACTCCGCATACTGCTCAGGGGTCACACCCTCGATCGCCGCCATGATGGCGATGATGTCGGCCTTGTGGCTCTTGAGCAGAACAGGTAGGCCCTTGCACATGCGCTTCGCGAAGAAATCACGCGCCTCCATGCCATCAGGCACGGCTTCACGCTTGAACATAGCGGCGACGTCCTTGTCCTGCACCATATTCGCGATAGGGTCGATGATGTCGGCGATGACGTCGAATACGCGGTCGCCCTTGATGTCACTGAGTTTCATTTACTTTTCCTCCTTTGCGTGATGCCTACGCATTAGCCGAACCAGCCTTGATGTAGATCTCAAACGGTACGGTGTCGATGTTATCATTACTGTAGTGGCCAGTGTACTCGAACTCAAATGTGCCCTTCGCCTTATCGCCGGACTGGATCTTGAAACCACCGGTTGACAATGCGTTGATGAGCTTGATCGCGATGAAACCGGCCTTACCGGCCTTACCGGCAGACGAACTGTCTTCGTTGATGTCAGAATAATCGCCGACCCACCAGATGTTTTTGAAATCTTCGGCTTCGACAGAGTTGCGGGGCACGACCTTGGTCGGGTCGTTGCTCGCAACATCAGCAGTGCCGATGACAGACCTCGCGGCATTCGTGTCCATCGTCACGAACGAGCCGGACATCTTGGGTTCCCAGCCGTCGAGCTTCTTGAGCTCTTTAGTGTTCTTCGGGCAGTTGTCGATGTCCTCGCCGAAATCACTGAATGACGGCGTAGCCTCGAACGTCACGCCGCCGCTCGTTGCGCCGATGATATTAGACGCAGTAAGCTTGCCTGTTGCCGGGTCAAAATCAGTACTGAGGATACCGGCATTAAGCTGGAGCTTTTTGAAAGTATCCGTTGGGATCTGTGTGAACTTAGCCATTTAACTTGTCCTCTCAAAATGAGGTGATAAATTCTGCCGTCACATTGATATGGCGGCGCTTGATCTTGTCGTCGGCCGTATCACCCATGCTCTGGCAGAACGGCGAGCCCTTTTTCAGTACGATTCCACCACCGTCACATGGGATACATTTACAGCCGATGAGTGCCTTTGAGACTTCATGTGCTTTCGCGTTCGGCTCCGCCTCGGAGTCGCCACGATACCAGATATCCATCGACAACGCGACTTCGCCGCCCCAGAAATCATCGGTTGCGAGCTCGTACGTGATGTATGGGAACTCCGCCTCATCAGGTACGGAAGTCGCCGCATACGCCGGGACGCCGAAACCGGCCATGAAACCGTAGATTGCAGCCGCCGGTGTCATGATAGGCTCCATTCCTCGGCGCTCACCTGCTCGAACTCGAACGATGCGACAGGCGGCGTGCGCTTGTCGTCACCGTTCGACACGACGCGGAATACCTGCCCGTCCGACTTGCGTTTGAAAACGTCGTGGAACTCGAGTGCTGCGTTCACCGATGTGGTAACGGTGTACGTGTTCGTGAGGCCGTCTTTCTCAGCGATTCGCGCCTCGAGGCTCGTGTCTTTAACGATAGCAGCCTCGAACTCGGCGCCTTCCTGCCAGGCAGTCGTGAAACCGCCTTCGCCGTCAGACACCTCGGCCTTGTTCATCACGACGCAAGGCTCTTTGAAAGTATCGACCAAACTCATGGCAACTTCCTCCAACGGTTGAGGCGTCGGCGAAATACGTCTTGCCATCGCATAGGCATGCCGTCGGAAGCGGTGGCCTTCGTGTACGAATACCCGCCGAACGACTCAGATGTATACACGGAATCGGGGTTGGCCTTACGCCACGCCTCGATTTCTGTCGCGATGTCGATAACTGCCTTCGGCACTGCCAACGCCCACACCTCACCGTCGAATACCTCGTCAGTGAGGTCTGATGTCGGGTACTGATGCAGGCCGTCATTGAAAATACTGCCGACGATGCGGTAATACTGGCCCCGCTTGACGAAACCATGCGGGAGGGTGAGCTCGCCGTCCATGACGGTGAGCTCACCTGCGAGGTAATCGCATTCGAACCAGTTGTGGATCTCTGCGAGCAACTCCTCCAGCATATCGACTCCTTAGGCAGTCTTCGGCGCAGTGATGATGCCCTTCATGTGGCCGGCCTTCAGCGTGTTCTTGAGGGCGACGCCCGCGACGAGCTCTACCTCGCCCTTCTTGACGGCACCCGGGAGGGTGAGGTCGGGCATGTAGGACGTAATGACCTTGGTGCCGGTCGGGGAGATGCCATGGAAGGCGTCGAGGCCGAACTTGACCGCGTAGATATCGGAAGTGCCGAAGGTACCAGAACCGGCAGCAGTGTCGGCGACGATGTCGACGGTCTTGGTGCCGTCGTAGAACTCGCCGGCGTCCATGAGCTCGATGCCGTTATACGTCTCGACTACATGGCCGAAATCGTCCTTCGTGGACTCGTAATAACCGGCACGGCGCGCGATGCCACGGAGCTTGGAGAGCATCTTGCGGTTCATGAGCAGCATGTCGGGCATGCCGTCGATGCCGGAGATGAACTCGTCGAGCTCGTCGAGGAACTGGTTATAGTTGGCGTCCACATTCGCGCTGGTAGACAGGTCCGCGGTGGCGGTGTACTCAGTGGAAGAGCCGGAGAGCAGCTTGTTGAGGCCGTCGAAAGTGCCGGCAGTCTTACCGGGTCCAGCAGTACCGACCGCGGTGCCGTTGATCACGCAATGCGTGAAGAAATTGGCAGTGGCCTTGATCTTCTCGTCGGCCTGGAACACGAGCTCATCGATAGCACCGGAAGTGTCCTGAATGACACGGTCGACCTCAAACGCACCGCCCATGATGATAGCCTGCGTGGTCTTCTTCTCACGCTTGGCCTCGTTGGCGGTGTACTCGGAGTTGATGGCACGGACGGCGGCAGTGGAAGGCGTCTTCAGCTGCGTGTAGCCGTAGACGAGCGTGGAGCCGCCGGTACCGGGGGAGATGGCGTTGTCGAAAGTGAGGCGGTCGAGGAGTAGGGAGGATCGACGGAACATGTCGACGATCTGCTGGTCGACCTTGTCGGCCATACCGACCTTGGCCTCTGCGAGGGTGATAGGCATAATTGCCTCCTTTAATCAGTGTTCTGCTTGGTGTACTTCTGTCGCAGGGCTTCACCCAGCGACTTCGGTTCGGCCGCGCCGTCGCCTGCGCCAACAGGGGGCGTATCGACGCCAGCGGGCTTCTTATTCGTGGTCGAAATGAAATCGGACCACTCGCCTTTGACCTTCTCCGTGACCTTGTCGGCGTCCTTGATGGCGCCGTCCTCGACCACGATTTCGGACAGGTCGGCGACACGCATCACGGCATCCATACGCTTGGGGTCGACGCCTGCATCGGCGAGCAGCTTGCGGTACAGCGATTTCTTCTCACGGTCGGCAGCTGCCTTCGCGGTGTCTGCCTTAAATGCCTCGAAATCGGCGTGTTCCTTCTCGAACTTCTCTTTGTAACCGTCTGCCGGCTTAGCCTTGAGCTCCTCGAGCTCTGCCTCGGCCTTCTTCAGTCGGTCCGCTGCATCCTCGAGCCCATCGCGCTCGTCCTTCAGCGCGTTGACGGTCTCAGTGTGTGCGTCGATGATCTGGTCGATCTTCTCGTCTTCGATCCCCATGGATCGGAGGAGTTTGCGGGTAAGTGCCATGGTGTTCGCTCCATTCCTTCGGACTCTGGGGTGCATGCTTCGACCCCATACTGTGTAGCGCATTGCTTCGCACATTTAACATAAATAATACCAGATTAACTGCTGCCACCTAGTGCCTTTTTCAGCACTTGGCGATATTGTGCACCATGCTCGGAAGCCGCAGGCCTCAGGAACGGCTGCGCCTTCTGACGCGAAGTACCGAGCTCGACGTACGGCGCGTATTCGACATTCGTGCCGATGTACACGGCGTTATCGCCGGCATCTACCTCGTGTGTGATCGACCCGCGCAGGTTACCGGTATCGACCGGGCATTTCTTGGCCGCATAGTTCTCAGCCAAAAGCCCGATCTTCTCGAGCGCGACGCCGATGGCCGAATCGATGCCGTCGACTGCCTGCTCTGTGTTGTCTTGCTTCACCGTGACACCGTTTGCCATGTCACGCCTCCTCGATATAGAACGGGCACTCGGCCCCGTCGAAGTATACGGCATCGGGCTTGATGTTGCCGAGGCGGCGCTCGTACGCCAGGCAATATGACTTGTCGGGCGAGTCTTCCCACGGTGCCGGGCCGTGCGCGTTCGCACAGGTCCGGCATTTGCGGGGGTTGCGCTTCAGGCAGCCAAACGAATCGTCGAGCTCGAGGTTAGATACTTTCTGTTTCTCAGTTGCCATGATACTCCTTATATGTATTTACGCTTCGAGCCGGTCCACTCTTTGGGATCCTGCTGGAACTTATCATAACCCTGTTCAGGATGCAGCTCCAACACGACGTGCATTTTGCCGTCGTCGCCTTTGTATACATCGCTGGCAGTGTAGTAACCACCGCGCTGCAGGATCATCTCAAATTCACTGCCGAACTGATTCTGCTTCTTCTTACCATCCCAATCATCATAGTTCGTCGCGCCGGAGTATGCACTGAACGGCTCCGCATACATCATCTCAGATCCGGCGGGGCAAAAGATCTCCATGGCGACAGGCTTATGGAAACCTTCGCCCGTCGCCGCACCTGTCGACACGAATGACTGGATGCGGTTTGACACGCCGACGAGTGATTTGAGCTCATCGGTACTCATACCCTCCAACTTCGATGCGCTCATGCCGAAGAACGACTCCATGGCGTTGTAGTCACATCCACGCACGACCCACGTATCGTGGTCGTATGTCGACTTCTCGATAAGCGACGTCATGTTGCGGATCGCCGCGCCTTTGTATTCGTAGTCGATCCAAACCTCGCCCGGGCCTTTGTAAAACTTCTTCTCCCACCCCGTACCGGCATAACTGTACGGCTTGCGGAAACCAGATAATGGGCGGTTCCATGCACCGGAGGAGGCAGTATAGCCATAGATGCCCTTACGCTCTGCCGCGGTGGCCTCACGCCAAACCTTGCCGCTTACACCTCGGAAATGCTTGTCGGCCTCCTCCGGCGAAGTGAATCTCCATGCATTCGCTTTACGTTCTTCGCTGAAAGCCGAATCTTCGACGAGGCCGAGGTCGACCATCTGTTTGTGGATCGACTGTCGCTTGAGCTTCAATGCCGACATCTTGTCGATATATGCCTTATACGCCTGGCCTTGCTTGTCAAAATCGTCAATATCGTCGATGTGTTTTTGCAATACCCCCTTAACCGCTGGGTCATTGTTCGCTGCGAGTTTCTTATTGAAATACTCGAGTTTCTTCGGGATCGCGTCTTTCTTCGCATCCCAGTCGGCGAGCGTCACGGGGTCTTTCCAGATGCCCGAATATGTCTTATCTGAACTCTTCATGAGTTCTTTCAGCACATCGATCTCGTTGTCGACATCCTTCAGCTGGCTGTCGAGTGAGTTAGCGAGCTTCTGCTCTTTCATCAGCTTCGCGGCTTTCCACTCCTCATAACTCATCTTGCCGAGCTTGTTGGCACGCTCGACCTCGTCGTACTCCACATCGCCGATAACGGGTACAAGCGTGCAGCGGCAGTTGTAGACCTCAGAGGCAGGCCCATCCGGGTCACCGGGGTACTTCAGCCCGTTGCTGAACTCGGCATCGAGCTTGACTGTCTCGCCATCGAGGTGGCGGTGGCTGCCGCGGGTGCGCGAGTCGAGTGCTGCGAGCCATTGCTTTTCGACATCGATACCCATACCGGCGGCGCGCTCATACCCCTTGAGCTTGCCGAGCGAGTGCGCGCTCGTCATGGCGGTGCGTGCAGCCTTCATCGCTGCCCGCTGGTCCATGGCGGCGATACCGGCAATCGAGGTGGCGAGCTGTGGGATCGTCTGCCCCTGCAGTACTGCCTGCGTCACCGCAGACGTGACGTGGCGGCTGTTCCATGCAGTGTCTTTCGCCTTATCGAATGCCGCCTGCGGGAGCAGGTCGGGCTCGTTCGCGACGAGCGCCATGACTGTGTTCTTGTTGTACAGCGTGAACGACGTGTTCGCCTTGGCGCCGTGCTCGATCTCATACGTCGCGAAGTTCATGCCTTCAGCATATACGCCCGCCGGCACTTGGTTGACATATGCCATCGCCATCTTGTCGGCTGCGGTGAGGTCCTGCGTCAACGCCTTCTTGAGTGCCTTGAGCTGGTCGTTGTGCAACGCCTGGTCCTTACGCCAGGCCTTGTATGCCTTCGCGTCCTTCTTGCCGGCGGCGACATCGGCTTGCCATTTAGCATCTTCGGCCGCGAACTCCTTGAGCGAGGACTCGATGCGGGAGGTCATGCCGTCGACCGCATCGGCGTAGGTGAGCCGCAGCTTCCCCTGCAGCTCCTGCGCCTGCTTCTCGAGCAATTTGGCCTGGCTGTCTTCCGGCGACTTCGCCGCCTTCGCCGCGAGCTTCTTACCGGCCTTGCCGGCACCGTCCTTCGACTTATAGCCGTTCTTGAAAGTGCCGTCTGGCATCATATACCCGTAAGTGCCGTCCGTGAACGTGTTGACGACATAGCCGCCTTTGTCTTCACTCTTCAGGACCTGTGGGCCTTTCGGCTCTGCGGCGACGAGCTTGGTGGCTGCCTTCTTGGCGCCGTCTTTCGACTTATAGCCCTCCTTGTGCTTGCCGCCGTCAGTCATGTAGCCGTAGGTGCCGTCAGAGTACGTGTCGATCTGGAAGCCGTCAAAGTATTGCGTCTTGGTGACAGTCGAGTCGGCGGGGGTGTCATCTTCGATGAGCTCATACTCGCCGAACTCAAGTGCAGCCTTTTGTGCCTTGAGGATGTCCGGGTATATAGCATGCGACGCATGGCCTGCCGACGTGATGTACTGGTATCCATCGCCGGCCTCCAATATCCCGATTTCAAATACCGAATGGATCTTTTTCACGGTAGGACCACCTTAAACACTAAAGCATGCCGTCATCGTCATCGTCATCGTCATCGTCACCGTCATCGTCATCATTGCCATCGCCTTCATTTCCAGCAAGCGCAGCGGTGTTCACCAACGTGCCCATGCGCTCCTCGTTTTCGGCGTCGAGGCGTTCCTTGATGGCAGACACCTCATTAGGCGAGATGTTCGGCAGCTTGCGCAAGATTGTCTCGTGGTCGAGGTACGGAGCCTCGCTCATCACCATGTCGACCTGCTCTTTCTGGTTGCTGATGCGTGTGCGCTTAAATACAGGCGTGTCCTCGATACCCATGAGGGCGAGCAGCTGCTGCACGAACTCGGAGACTTGGTATTCGAAGTCGCTCGCCTCCTCATCCATAGGCTGGTACGCCGCATCGATGTGGTCGTTGGTGGCGCCTGCGGCGACTGTGTGGACGTCCAACGCGCCGAAGTCCTCGTAGATGCCGTCGCGGATCGACTGCAGGTACGCCTGACGCGCGGCGTACGGGATCTCCTGGGTATACGCCTGCGCGTTGCCGCCGTCATCGGAATCGACAAGCGCGACGTGGTTGATCTTCAGGCGGTCGAGGAACTTCTGCAGGTCCTTGTCGCTCATGCCGCCCGCGTTCGACACTAGCCAGTAGATCTGCGCGCAGTCAGTGAGGTCGTTCGCGAAGCCGCTGCGGATGAGGTCGTAGCTGTCGATTGCCTGACGCATGCCCACGAGTGTCGACTGATGGAGCTTCGAGCCCCACATAGGCACGACAGGCAATGCCGAGTAGTTCTCGCCGCCGATAACCTGCTCGACGCCGTCTGCAGGCGTGTAGCTCGTCTCCTCAATGTAAGGCCGCTTCTCATCGACGGCCTCGAGGTGCTCGCTCGTGGAGCCGTTCGCGTCTTGGTGACTCTGGTAGCGGGTGTAGCCGTCTGCCTCGTATAGCACGACCTGCATCGGGCGCGACTGGTCGATACGCCAGAAGCGGATGCCTGCCTTGAGCGTTCCGTCATACTCGTCCCAGAGCGGAACGAACTCGGTCAGCGGGAAGACGAACATGCGGTTGAGGTTCCAGAAGCCGAAGCACACGCCATGGATGAGCGCATCGTATGCGAGCGTGCACAGGTCGTGGTCGAAATGCTTGCCGAGCTTCTCCTTTGTCTTGTCTTTCTTGCCCACCTCGTCGACATCGATGAACGACACACCCTGGCCGAGCGAGTACATAGTGCGCTGGGTGTTGAGGCGGTGGAAGAAATTGCTCGCGATCTTGTTGTTGCTTGCGGTAAAGTCCACGAGCTTCGAGCCAGTGATGTCGAAAACCTTCTGCACGTATGTATTGACAGTCGTGTTCTCCTGGCGGTCGTACGCATCGGCCATGAGTGCCGTGCGGTACGCCTTGCCCGCTTTGTGCCGCTCGATCGCCTCCAGTACGAAGCCCTCGCGGTTGGCGTCGCCCGCCTCCACGAAGTCCTGGTACGTGAGCATGCGCGACTTGTCGTCGCGTACCTCGTCCCATCTCATAATGCGAACCTCCTAGGCCCCTCGTCTGCGCCGCCTCCAAACGGCGACTCATATACCATATCCCTCGGCTTGTACACTCGTTTCGTCCTCACGAAATACCTCAGCGCATCCATGCCGTGGTCGTCGACCTTGACCGGCTTATCTTGGTCTGCCTTATCATCCCACACATAGCCGCAGAACTCACGCGCCAATTCGGTGAGTGTGTCCCCGATTTTGACCTGCCCCAACTGCATCGCGCTCGCGGTGTCGCGCACGCCGTCATTGACATCGTTGTCGGCCTTCCTCACCTTGAAACCGCCGCGCTTGCGCAGCTGCGCGATGAACGACGATGCGCTGGGGTCGACTATGACCTCGACTTCTGTATCCTCAGGTGCGTCGTCCGTGAACACGACCAAGTCATCGACATAGTCGGGGTCTGCCTTCTGCCTGCCTTCCTCGCGACCCGAATAGCGGTACTCGCCGACCGCATGCCAGGTGCCGGCAGGGTCGAGCAGCCATTTGATCGCATGGAACGGGTTCTGCGTGCCGTAGTCGATGCTGATGCAGTAGCCGCGTACGTCCTCAGGTTTTGTCGGCGACCATGTCGGTTCCTGCGCATCCTTCCAATTCGGGTACACGAGGCCTTCGGCCTTCGCCCACAAGCCCCTGATATAGCGGTCGTAGTACACAGTGCCGCGGTACTCTGCCTTGAGGCCGGCGACATAGGCAGGCGGCAGAAACGGGTTGTCATCTATCGTGTACCTCTGCACGAACATGTCGATACCGGGGTCTGCCTCGCCCTTGTCGATGAACTGCTTGAGCCAGTGTGTCGGGCCTGCGGGGTTGCATGCGCCGTGGCATTCGCTGTACGGCAGGGAGAGGCGGCTCTTGAGCATCTCGAACACATCGGGGTGGATGTCGCAGATCTCGTCGCAATATGCGAATTTGACCTCTGAGCCACGCAGCTTTGAGACCTGGCCTGCGTTCTCGGCACCGATGCAGTACACTCGCTCGCCGAAGACCTCGCACCAATTGCGGGCGTTGATGTCGCCTACGAACTTGTCGCCCCACATGTCTCGCATGGGCGTCAAGACGTTGCGCTCGATGTTCTCCTTCGTGGCACCTAAGATCAGTGCCAATCCTTTCTTGCCACGCAGCTTGATCAATCGGTCCGGGATAGTGTACTGCACGGCCAGGTGGCTCTTGCCGGAACGCACGGCGCCCGTGGCGAGGTTCCAGCGGTGGTGCGCCTCGCGCACATATTCCGCTTGCTTACGCGTCAGCCTTATCTCCATCAGCCGCCTCCTCGATCTGCACGAGCACGTTCTTCACGTCGATGATGTCGCCGTCATCGGCAGGCAACTGGGGCTGCATCGACCTCCAGGCGTCACCGCGTCGGTTGAACAGCCACATGGCGATGGCCTTCACATCGGCCGGCACATGCTTCTTGACTTTCCTCGTCAACACTTCCCGGCCTGTGTCGTGGTCGAGTGTCCACGTCTCCTCGAAATAGTCGTACCCGAGCGCACGCCTGAGCAATGCGCCTTCCACTTGCCCGTCTACGAGGTCCTCGGTGATTGTGAGCGCCTTGTCGAGCTCGGGCGACTGCTGACGCCATTTCATGAGTGTGGTGTGCGCGACACCGATCTTGTCCTCGGCGATCGCCTTCACCGACAGCCCTCGGCGCCTCCAGTCGTTGATCAGCTCGATGCCGTCCTCGCCGAGCCAATAGCGTTTCCGCTGTATCGCGTTGTTGAATTTGATGTAAGGCAAAAATATCCCTCCTCGTCTATCGGAATATATTCTACAGCGCCGGACGGGGACCGTCCAAATGACTGCTCGGCTGTGCATAGTGTGTATACTGTGTATATGCGGTATGCACAGTCAGGTGTTCTGGGCCTTTCGGTTCGCGCGACTGTGCATATCGTATATACACACCCTTCAAAATTGAAACGCTTCAATGAGTCAATCGAGGTCAACATATATGCCTTCAACTACCTGTCACACTGCTGTCACACATGTGTCACACTGCTTTTTTCGATTTATCTGCACCGTGTGACAGGTAGTCTCGACAAAACACGATGTAGACGCATGTTTTTGCAACTACCTGTCACACTGTCACACTGACATGCTCCCCTATACCCCTATATTTTGAAATATATATACTTACAAAATGGTAGATATACCTATAGAAAATATATAATATAGGGGCGGCCTGCTGTTTGCCAGTGTGACACTTAGGTACCCAACAATTTACCTACGTCGCGTTTTGACGCCTACTACCTGTCACACTGGCCCAAAAGCAGTGTGACAGGTAGTGTGACAGTAACTTGCACCATGCGCCGCCACACATCTATTTACATCGCGTTTCGCCGTTTACTACCTGTCAACCATGCTAATTTATCGAAAAGTGCCACTTTCAACCCCAAGGCACAAAAAATGCCCCGAGGCGAATATCTGCCTCGGGGCCCTGCAAGCATACGTGCCTAGACAAAATAGCGCCTTCTACGTATGCTAGAATCATTTCTAGGCATGTTTTTACATCTACTCCACTACCCTTGCGCCACAGCCCATACAAAACTTGGGCTCGTCATCGTGGGAGTGTCTGCAATCGCACTCAGAGCAGCAGAGCTCGGCACCGTTGTCGACCATTTGGCACGTGCGCTCCGGTTCCGGTTCGATTAAATCCGCCAATGCCGAAAGCGTCTCCCTCGGGTTAGGGTAATCGTCAACTCCAGTTACCATTTCATGCAGCCTGCACCACCATTCGGACATCGTGCGGCTTGGGCGATACGCTACTTCGCGGCGTACGGCGTCAACGACCAATCGGCGACGCTCATAGTCAGTCATTATTCCTCCTCCCACTTACGGCAATCGTCACTCCTCAAAACCAGCGCAGCAGTCGTCTTCGTATATGAACGCGTCCTCGACCGCCGCGAGGATGTATTTCGGCGACCAGCGCTGCGTGCCCTTGAGCTTCGCGACCGCATCGGCGAGCTTGGGCGCGCAAATGCAGCAGTCGAGTTCGTCCGATACGATACAATGCTTGCACTCACTGCAATAGCGCCGCTCGCCGCCGAACTCGCGGTCGATGTCGTCGTCGAGGCATCCAGGCGGCAAGTTGTACCCGCTGATGGGCTCGTTCTCAATCATGGCTAACCCCTTCCGGTTCGCACTTCTTGAGGAAAATGACGGTCGAGTCGCAGCGCCGGCAGTGATACCTGACATCGCGCATGAGCGGCTTGCCCTTCTCGCAGACGAACACACGGCCGTTGTCGATATGCCCGGCATGGAAATCGATCTGCTCACCGCAGTTGGGGCATCGAATACCCATATCCGCCTTCCCCCCGCCGACCCGCTTCGCACGGTAGTATTCGCAGGCGGCTTCGGAACCCCCCATGATGAAACCGTCGACTGTGCAGACACTGCCGTTGCAGTTGGCGCATGTGGCGCATGTTCTCTCACTCATGGTTAAATATCCCTTCCCAGTCGTCGCAATGCTCGTTCCATCGCTCGATGCCCTCGCGTGTCAACTGCACGTCGTCAGGCCTGCGCTCGTTGGCAAACGAACCTGTGAACACATAATCGATCTGCGCGAAGGTGTGGCACTCCATACACCCTACTTTGACGGACCGGCTGGCGGTCGAGTTATCATCGATTATCTCGATGTGCAGGTGTTCGGTCGAATGGCACTTCGGGCATGGCTTCATGGTCGTCATTTGCCTTCACCCCTCAGCTTGTGGATACGGGACACAATGTCCTTGCACATATTGATAGTGCAATCCCCCCGCGTAGAGTTTGCATTCGGCACACTTCTTACCGACATTGTGTGCGTATGCGCACGCCGGGTCTTCGAGTTCAGGGGAATCTCCACAAACCTCAACCGCTTTCAAGTCTTCAAATAACTTCTCCCAGCTATCCGGTGGGGTGAGGTAGAGATCTGAGACATCGTGTACAATGTAGTCCATTATCACCACCTGCCACTTACGCCGCGGGATGGTTCGACGCACTGAGTATTTGTAATAGTAAACTTCGTACTCGTTCCCGTTTTCGTCGTACAGAATCTCGGTATCAAGCGGAATCTCACGGCCCTCCGCGTCTTTGGGCAGTTCGACAGCCATTTCTCA